CCGATGCGTAGGTCGGCTTGTCCATCGCGCCGATCATGTGCGGCGGCACGCCGAAGATTCGCGCGATTTGCTCGACCGAGAACTTCTGTTCCTGGATGAACTGAAGCTGCTCGGGCGGGATGCCGATGGGCGAGTACTTCATGCCCTCTTCGAGAATCGCCACGCGCCCTGCGTTGTTCGGCCCGCTGTGCAGGGAGTTCCAGGAGTCGCGGATGCGGTCCACCTGATCCTTCTTCAGCACGCCGGGATACTCCAGCACGCCGCCCGGTTGCCCGCCGTTCTGGTAGAGGTTCGTTGCGAAGGTGGTGTTCATCGCAGCGAGGCCGAACGTCATCGACTGGTAGATCAGCACCGGCAGGCCGAAGTACCCGTCCATCGTGAACAGGCGGAAGTGAATGATGTCTTCGTCGCTGAAGACGCAGAACCGGCCGCGCAGATCGGCGTAGTAGTAGCTGAAGGTGCCGTCCAGGTTGAGCACCATCGACACGCGGGCGGGGTTCAGCGGCCAGATCCCCACCACCTCGCCGTCGATGCGGTCTACCCAGGTGTAGCCGTTGCCGTACAGCAGCATCCCAAGCAGCGTCGGCTGGAGCCACTGCTCCATCACCATCATCGGGTTCGGGCTCTGTGTGAGCATCCGATACAGCGGGTGCTTGAGCGCCTTCTCCTTGCCATCGGGCGTGACCTGGAACAGGTCTGTCGGCAGTGATGCAATCGAAGTCGAGATGAGGCGGCAGCAGGCCCATACCGCCGCAATCGACATGGCCGCGTTCGCAGCGGGGCTGATGCCGATCACACCCGGCATCGTGTTGACCGGCGTGCCGGTGGCCTGATACGACTGCGCCCCGTCCACCTGGATCGGTGTGCCGTGCAGGGCCTTGATGTCGGTAGGGCCGTCGCGTGTCGGAGTTGGTGCAGGCGCACGACCGAAGCGGATGGGCAGGCGGTCGAGGAAGCGGCGAACTACAGGGACCATAGGCCTCGGCTCTCGTAGTCGGCCTTCGCTGCGTTCACGCGGTACATGCCGCGATGGATGCACATGAGCAGCGCAACCACGCCGTCGATCTTCTTCTCGGGTGCGTCCTTGGTCGGCTTCAGCAGGTCGCCGCTGCGGGCCACCTTGACGTTCGACATCATCCAGGCCAGCACCGGATCGCCGTCGTGATGGATGCGGCCAGAGAGCACGAGGCCCTCAAGCTCGACCATCGCGGGCGACAGGTTGGGCGCGGTCTGCCGCACCTCCACCGGCTTACGCAGGCCTGCCTTCTCGATGTCGTTGATCAGCGGGCCAGCGTCGAAGGGGTCGAGCGCGATCTCCCGCACGTCATGCTGTGCGCTGAAGTCCGCGAGGTTCTCGATGATGTAGTCGAAGTCGGTGATCACGCCCGGTGTGGCCGTGAGCCGCCCGAGGGACTCCCACGCTTGGTAGTGGCTGTTCTCGCTGCGGCTCACTGTGTCCTCGGGCAGGTAGTAACGCCCGAAGACGGCCCACCAGTCCCGCGTCTCAGTCGGCGGGAACGCGATGATCGTGGCCGCGATGTCGTTGCGGAGCGCGAGGTCGATGCCGACGTAGCACTCCTCGCCCTGGAAGTCCGCGAGGTCCAGGTTCGGCTCCGCGCACTTCTCCCACGCGCCAGCCGGGAGCCACGCCATCGCCGCATTCACCCAGACGTTCAGGTGCTTGGTGAGGAACGCAACCTGTTCGGAGGGCATCTGCATCGCCCGCTTCGCATCGGCCCTCATCACCTCGGGATGGATCGAGACGCCATAGTTCGGGTTCGCCTTGATCCAGGTCCCTTCTTCCCAAGGGTCGTCGCCGTCGTCGCGCGTGTAGATGATGCCGAAGTAAGCGTCATCCTCCAGCCGCTTCGACAGGATGTCGATGACGTAGTTGTGCTGGTCGTAGCAGATCGACGCGCGGTTGAGGCCTGCGGTGGTGATGGCCCAGACGAGCGGCTGGATGCGGCTTCCGGTGGCCGTCATCAGCACATCCCACAGGCCGCGCGTAGGGTGCGCGTGCAGCTCGTCCACCAGGGCGGCATGGATGTTCAGCCCGTCCAGGTTGGAGTACTCGGCAGAGAGCGCATCGAAGCGGCTGGCCGATTCCTGCTGCACGATGGCGTGGGCCAGCACCTCGATGCCGAACCGCTGCCGGAAGCCGGGTTCCTTCCGCGCCATCAGTTGCGCGTCGTTGAACACCAGCTTCGCCTGATGGAGGGCCGAGGCCGCGCTGATGACGTGCGCCCCAGGCTCATCGTCGCAGGCCACGAGGTACAGGCCGACCGCCGAGGTGAGCGTGCTCTTGGCGTTCTTGCGCGGCACCTCGATGTACACGAGCTTGAAGCGCCGAGCCTGCGTCTCGGTGGCCTTCCAGCCGAAGACGCTCATCAGAATGAAGCACTGCCACGGCTCAAGCTCGATGCGCTTCTGGTGCTTGGCCCAGACGCCGTGGATGTGCGGGAAGTGCTGAACGATGTCGCAGACCCGCTCCGCTGACTTCACATCGAAGTAGAAGGGCTGATCCTTGCCGCGCCAGCGGTCCAGGTCCTCAAGGTGTCGGCGGCAGGCGAGGCGTACCAACTGGCAAGCCGACACATCCCCGCCTGCCACGGCTTGGGCGTATTCACTCCCACGCGCCACGCAGGGAGTTGTACGCGCCAAGGTCGGCATTGCGTCAGAACAGAGCCGAGAGCACCCAGAAGAACAAGCCCGCAGCGGTCAGATTGCCGCGCGGGGCATTCATGCCAATGGCAGCGAGGCCGAAGCAGATCGCCGCCGCCAGGATCAGTGCCAGCTTCAGATTCGGCATAGTCACCTCATTACCCGGTTGCGATGTCGTCCCATCCGCCCGTCGCAGCGGGTACGTCACCGAGTGCAATGCGCGTGCGGCTGGCGGGCGAGAAGCCGAGATGATCGACCGCACGCAGCATGATCAGGGCCTGCTTGTTGACCACCGGCAACCAGGGCGACTGGATGGGTGCGCCCGTGTTGGGTGCCTTCATCAGCATCCCGAACTTCCTCACCTCGGCCACGGCTCTGCGGTGCAGGATGTGGGCACAACACCACGTCTCCAGCACCGACGAGTCCAGCTTCCGCAGCAGACCTGGCGGGGCGTTCTCGATGGCATAGTTCCAGACCGCGCAGAGTTCCGCATCGAAGTGCTCGGGCGCATCCTTCAGGTCGCCCGCAGGCTTCGGTTCGTTCTTGTTGATCCGCCGCTTGCCGGGGTTGCCACGGATGATCTTTAGGTGCGTGGGCACCGGGGGATTCGGCATTAGGTCCTCACAGTCTCGTACCAGACGCGCAGTTCGGCGTTCTGGATCGGCTTCACCTGCTCCAGCGTCATCGAGTGCCGGCCCTTTTCCACGGGCTCCGCATCGGCCTTCAGCTTCAGCGGAGTGGTGAAGTACTGCCACTGGTTGGCGATGTGGTGCTGCGGCCTGCCCCATCGCCGCTTGGTGGTGACGACACCGGGCCACTGCCGCTCCAGGCTGCGCGACATCGTGAGCCGCCCGTCGCCCTGGTAGAGTTCCTCGGTGTTGCCGCCCTTCATCAGCATCGTCCGCACCTTGTGGATCACGAAGGCGTTCACCAGGATCGTGCACCAGCCGCCAGCCAGCACCTGCAAGCACAGGTCGGTGTCCTCGTTGTAGCGCCCGCGCCAGCGGTACGCGAGGTCGTTGCGGATCAGCAGGCAGGAGTACACATGCACGTTCACGTTGAATGGCTTGATCGACTTCCCATTCGGCGTGAACATCTCGTAGTTGAGGCCAGCGATGGCGATGTTCTCGTAGCGGTCGGTGAAGTCCTCGACCGCTGCCAGCGCGGCCTCGGAGTTGCATGGGATGCGCCTGCCCTGGAACCGCCGCTTGATCGCATAGATGTTGTCATCGACCACCCAGTGCCGCTCATGGCCTGCCGCCTTCGCGTGCTCCCAGATCCAGTTACGTGCCGGGATCGAGCCGAGGCCCAGATCGGAGAAGGGCAGGACGAGCAGCCGCCCCTCCCCGAACCGGGCCGCGTAGAGGTCTGCTTCCTGCGGCTCGACTACAAGGTAAAAGGGCGTCCGGTCCTCCACCAGGAATCGAGCGGTCAAGCAGCAGTCCGCGCGGCCCTTCGATGGAACGTAGACCGGGTAGCGCATCAGGCCGTCTCTTCGTCCTCATCAGGGACTTCGACCATGTCCTCGCCCAACAACTCGGCTGCGTCCGTGCCACTGACCTCGAACACATCGCCGGGGCGGTAGGTCTTCCCGTTCCAGTCCATGTGGCGGATCGCCTTCACCTTCATGCGTTGCTCCTCTCGAAGCGAAGCGAGGCCAGATCCTCAGCTTCGCGGTACGGCCACCACGTCACCCACGGCGCCGTGACCGTCTGCCCCTTCTGCTGCACCTTGAGATTGCTCACAACGCAGAACCGCTCCCGGTCCTCTTCGCTGCGGAAGCTGACGATCAGCTTGAACGGCAGCTTGCCGTTCTCGTAATCGGGCATTCCTGCCTCGGCCCAGGCCGCGGATTCCTGGTGGTCCGCGATCTCGGCCCGCGTGACGAAGATCAGGTTCGCCAGCATCGCTTCGTCGTAGCCGGTGCCGAGCAGGCTGTCGAGTTCCCCGATGTCCTTCAGCAGTTCCGTGAACGCGCGGTCGTCCACCACGCCCAGATGCGGGATGCCGTTGTCGCCCGCCAGCACCTTCAGCGCGGCTGGACTGTCGGGATCGATCGGCAGGCGGATCACCGGCACCTGGGCGGCACCCATCTCGCCCAGAGCTTCGACCACACCGTGGCCCGCGAGGATGGTCCCATCCTGTGCGATCACGACGTTGCGGTAGATGCCGTGCTCGGTGATGCTGGCCTTGATGTGCTCCAACTGATCGGGAGGGTGGTGCCGGTAGTTCCTGGGATGCGGACGAAGCTCGTGGAGGGCCACGAGTTCCTGGGGGTGGTCTGATGGGCGCTGCACCTCGCTCGGGAGGGCCTCAGAGGGCAAGGAAACCGTCTTACGACGCATCCTGGGCGAACTCCTGGAGGGCCACCGTCAAGGAAGCCCCCCCGAATCGTGAACTGCGGACGCAAAAATAATTGCGGCGAGCGCATTTCGCCAACGTCGAAAATGTTTTTCGATACCCCCTGGCCTCGGCCGACGCGCGGCTGCAACGTCGTGCGGGCGCAGAAGCGGGATGAACGCCGCTGCGCCCTGCCTGCCCGTCCGAGCGGCGTAAGGTAGACAAGGGCAGGAACCTAGACCGACCGGTCTTGCCGCTCGTCTCTGACGCAGCACGAGCCATCGGAGCGGGCGGTCGAATATTCAGGCCGGGGGCGGCGAAAATCTCAGGGCCGGGGCGCATGGTCAAGCGGCCATCTCCCCTTACCCCAAAGCTCGTATGCAGTCTTGAGGCCGTGACACGAGACGCACAGGCCTTGCCAGTTGCGTTGGTCCCAGAACAGATCGGGATCGCCACGGTGCGGGATGCGGTGGTCGAGCACCGTTGCGGGCGCGTGGCGGCAACCGTTGCAGACCGGGTGCCGCACGAGGAACGAATGCCGCAATTGCCGGAACCGCTTGTTCGCTGGCGTGAGGTCTGGCCGCGCGGGTGGTCGAATACCGCCGGGGCCGTGCTCACGACAGAAGCCGTTGCGGCCTGCATAGTTGCGGCAGCGCGGGTGACGGCACTCATGGTGTGCGCCCTGCGGCATGCCTCACTCGTCATAGGTGCAGCGCGGATGATGCTCGATGATGCGTGATGCCGATTCGTCTAGCCTGCGGTAGCGTGTGAACCGCACGCCAAGCGATGGACCGCTCGGCTCACCGATCCGCACTGCGGACGTGGCGGCAGTGCTGACCAGGACGACATTGCGGATGCGGCCCCCGGCTTGGTCTGGGAGGGCCGCACCGCTGCGGATCATGGCTGATGCCAGAGCGCCTGGGACGTAGCGAATATGCTGGCCCATCGTG